CTAACCTAGATGCTATGGCTGAAAAAAGATTTCGTGAAGTACAGAACAGTATTTACTGATGAAAAGTTAAGGATAAGAAATGATAACGGCTCCTGTAGTAATTAAAAACTTCATTACTCCTGAAGATGCACAAACACTGATAGATGAGATTAATCATCCATCAGAAATAAACCCATACCCAGAGTACTATAAGACTAGATATGGTGGAACCGCATACCCATATAACAAAGTGGTCTTGGGGATTCAGAAAAAATATTCTCTATTGTCCAATGATATACATCAACGGCTTAATCCAGATGAAACAAAAAAAATACAAACATTTAAATCTTTTGGATCTGTCTGGGTACGGGGCAATTCTGGCAATGCACATATTGATGACCAAGCACCAGAAGAGTTTATTGAATACAGCACGGTAATATACCTTGATGATGATTTTACTGGAGGAGAACTATACTTCCCAGGTTTAAATTTTACTTACAGGCCTGAAAAATATGATGGTATATTCTTTATAAGTGACGGAGACTTATGGAGACATGGTATATCTGAAATAGAAAGTGGACACAGAACCACCCTGCTTTATATGCACACAACGCAAACAGAGCACTCAGATGGGTATGTAATTGTTGACCCAGACCTTAACTAAAATCATGAAAAACATAATAAAAAAAATTAGGATATACTTTATACTAAGGGAAATTAGAAAAAATGAAAAGAAAAATAAATATTTATATTAAGGAAACAATGTGATAATTCTTGGAGTAAACGAAACATCTCATGATGCCTCAGTGTCATTGATTAAAGATGGCGAAATACTTTTTTCAGGGCATGCAGAAAGGTATAGCAAACAAAAAAATGATTGGTATGTGAATGATAGTTTAATAAAAGATGCTTTGCAGTATGGTACACCAGATAGCATTGCCTACTATGAAAAGCCCTTTCTAAAGGCTTCCAGGCTGGCTTTAAGAGGTGGTTCTGGAGAGTGGAAGCCAAGGTTTGATATACCTGGTGTTCCAAGGAAGTCTTTTAGCCATCACTATTCTCACGCAGCAGCAGGGTACTACACAAGTTCCTTTAATGATGCTGTCATAGTTGTGCTAGATGCTATTGGAGAATACAATACCTCAACAATTTGGGCTGGACAAGGAGACAACATAAGTCTTAAGTATAAGAAAAACTATCCTGTTAGTTTTGGACTATTTTATTCAGCATTTACACAACTAATAGGTCTTATGCCAAACCAAGAAGAATATATTATGATGGGCATGGCAGCCTATGGAAACAAAGAACGGTATGCAAGTAAGGTTTCTAACTACTTCATTAGACACGATATGCAGAAGTATAATTTTCACAAGGGAATAATTGATTGGGATGAACCAATAACAGAAAAAGACAAATTTGATATAGCAGCAGCAGTTCAATATGTTTATGAGTTGAGGCTTGCAGAGTTTATGATGATGGCTAAAAAGATAACTGGAAAAACTAACCTTGTATTTATGGGTGGCTGTGCACTCAACTCTTCAGCCAACACATTGCTATGGAATATCTTTGATATGGTTTGGATTATGCCAAACCCAGGAGATGCTGGTAGTTCTTTAGGTGCAGCAGCAGCCCTATATGGAAAACATATTGATTGGAAGAGCCCCTACCTTGGATACGACCTTGGAGGAGAGTATCCAGTCCAGCAAATTGTGGACGGTATACTAAAGGATGGAATCGTAGCAGTAGCATCAGGAAGAGCAGAGTATGGTCCAAGAGCATTAGGAAATAGATCAATCCTTGCCGATCCAAGAGACCCCAACATTAAAGACAAAGTTAATAGAATTAAGCAGAGAGAACTCTTTAGACCATTTGCTCCAGTAGTTATGGAAGAGTGTGCATCTAAGTGGTTTGATATGGACTTTACAAGCCCATATATGCAGTATACGGTCAAGTGCCTTCAGCCTGAGAAGATACCTTCTGTGGTCCATGCAGATGGAACATCAAGAGTTCAGACTGTAAATAAAAATCAGCACCGTGGGCTCTGGAGAGCAATCAATAAATTTTATCTTGAAACTGGTGTGCCAGTCTTACTAAACACTAGTCTTAATATAAAAGGTCAACCACTTCTTAATGATGAAATTGATATTATTAAGTGGGAAAAGGAATACAATTTCAAGATCTGTAGGTAGGTGCTATAATAGTATAAGAGAAAAAGGAGGCCACACATGGCAGCAAAAGGTAGTCTAGAAGCAATCATAGAGATTGCAAAGAAAGAAGTGGGCACAATCGAAGGCCCAAAGGATAATGAAACAAAGTACGGTGCATGGATCAAGGTTAACTTCCAACCATGGTGCCAATCTTTTGTTTCTTGGTGTGCATTTACAGCGGGAGTTAAGTCATTCCCTAAGTCAGCATCAACAGTAGCAGCAGCAGACTGGTTCAAGAAGGCAGAGCGTTGGTCAGATGCTCGTAACGATGACCCACAAGCAGGAGACTGGATTTATTTTGATTTCCCAGATGATGGTGTAAATCGTATTTCACATGTTGGTCTTTGCATTAAGAACAATGGCGATGGAACAATCCAAGTTATTGAGGGAAATACTTCAGGAACTGCAAAGGGAGACCAGCGCAACGGCGGAATGTGCGTAGAGAAGACTCGTGCATACGTAAAGAATAACAAGAAGAAGTTAGTCAACGCTGTAGTTGGTTGGGGTCGTCCAGTTTATACTGGTGAAGAAAATGCTCCATTACTAAACAAGGTGGCAGCAACCGCAACAACACCAGCAAAGGCCACATCAGCAGATGCTGCGAAGAAGTCTGCAAAGCCTACTACAAAGAAGTCTTCTGGTGGCGGAGGAAAGGGTAGTGTGGCCCTATAATGGAATCAACCAAAAGAACACTACTTAAGACAGCAAGTTGGGAAACATTTCATCTTGTTGGTGTCGCTGGAGTAATATATCTGTTTACTGGTGAGTGGGAGTATGCAAGTCTTGGTGCTCTCATTTATATTGGATGGGAAGCACTTGGCTATTTCTTGCATGAAAGAGTATGGGTTAAGTTTGGAAAGAGTGTAAAATAATGCGTATTAAAATAATTAGAGCAGTGGTTAAACTACTTGGTTATGAGTGGGGTGGAGACAAACTTAATGCCCCTATCTGGACTGTAAAAGAAAAGAAAAAATCTAAGTAAATGGCATTATACGAATACGATTGTATGCCTTGCGGTCAAAGGTATACAAAAGAAAGATCAATCAAAGAAGACGACCCAGGGTACGGTTGCGAAACTTGCAATCTGCCTCTGGTTCGTGTATACTCTAATGTAGGAGCAGTATTCAACGGTAGTGGATTTTATTCAACAGATAACAGAAAAAGATGATAACAAGCATACCAGATGGGCAAATATGTCAGTCTTTTGACCCTATGATGTTTTTGCCTGAGAAGACATTAAACATAATTAATGTTACTCAGAATGCAAACACATCCTGTGTTGCACCAGCATATGTATATATTGAGGGTACCCATGGTAAAAAATTCTTGTGTGACTATCATTATTATTATGAGATGAACATGACAAGAACAGGTGGGAACCAAGAAATTGCTGCGTCCTGGAAAGAAATACAGCAGTTTATAATTGATGAAAGAGAAAGGGTAAAAGATACCTTTGCTAAAGATATAACGACAACAGAAACATTAGGGTTTAAATGTTCTATTTATAGCACACACAAGCCAAGTTTGGTTTGTACCGCTGATGCACTTGTAAAGGTAACTCCCACAAAGTACGTTGATGGAAAGATAAACTTTACAAAGACTAATTATTTTAATAACAATCATGGTATTTTTTATTGCAATTTTCATTTTAGAAAAAACTACTACAGATATTATAGCAATGGCGTAAGGTATGAAGATTTCCACAATATCTTAGATGAAAGATACAGGATGAATATTACGATTGCCGAAGAGTCCTTAAATTTAGAGTGTGTATAGCATAAACTTGACACAGCCATGAAACTGTTGTACAATTAGGTATAAGAAAATTTTTAATAATTTTATTCAACTAACACAGGAAAGATAGAGTATACTATGAAGACTATGATTAAATCAGAGGATCAGGTAAAAGAGTGGGTCCTAAAGGCTACAGACAGATGTGATTCCTGTGCTGCAGAAGCATTGGTACAGATTACTGGGCTTAACGGAGACCTTATGTTTTGTGGTCATCACTATAACAAGATTATGAACAACCCTAAAAGTTATAAAAAAATGATGTCATTTATGATTACCGTCATAGATGAAAGAGATAAGTTAATTGAAAATAAAGCAAAGGAAGAGCCACACGCATGATTATTCAAATTATTGGACTGCCAGGATCTGGGAAAACAGAACTAGCCAAGGCCCTAAAAGAACGCATTAACGCTATTCATCTCAATGCAGATGAGGTTCGTGCAACAGTTAATTCAGACTTGGGGTTTGCACCAGAAGATAGACTAGAACAGTCTCGTCGCATGGGCGAGATGGCTCGTCTAATTTCCAAGCAAGGGGTTGCTCCAGTCATTGTTGACTTTGTTTGTCCAACAGACCTAACTCGTGTAGCATTTGGTAATCCAGACATTTTGGTATTCATGGACACCATTGCAGAGGGTCGCTTTGAAGACACTAATAAAATGTTTGAACGACCAACAGATTTTGATGTATCTTTTATTAGTCACAACTTAGATGCAGAAGCAAAGGCATCTCACATCATTGATAAGTTTAGTCTTCATGATTGGTCTGCACCTACAACTCTCATGCTGGGTAGGTATCAGCCTTGGCACGAAGGTCACCACGCCCTTTACAAAGAGGCTGGTAAGAGAACTGAGCAAGTGCTTCTTGGAGTACGTAATACCTACAACACAAGTGAGAAGGATCCACTTAAGTTTGATCAGGTAAAAGAATATATTGCCAAGGACGACTTTATGGATGGTGCATTAGTATTAAGACTACCCAACATTACCAATATCGTATATGGTCGTGATGTAGGATATAAAATTGAGCAAGTAGATTTGGGGGCAGACATTCATGCTATATCGGCTACGCAAAAACGTAAAGAGATGGGCATCTAAGGTTTGGAACATAATCAGTAAAGGTCCTAAAAATATGGAGTGGCCAGCATGAATGTATCTAAACAAAGATCAGCACTAAAGGCTATTACATGGCGTATAATTGGAACAGCAGATACATTTGCTATTGCTTGGCTTATAACCAAAGAGCCAGTTACAGCAGGTGCAATCGCAAGTTTCGAGGTAGTTACAAAGACAATCCTTTATTACTTCCATGAGCGTGGTTGGAATAAAGTTAAATGGGGGAGAAAATAATGTTTGAATATTATGTAAAGAAAGTAACAAAGGTCGTTGATGGAGATACAATCGATGTCGATATTGATTTAGGGTTTGACATTTCTTTTAGTTCAAGAGTAAGACTGGCTGGTATTGATACCCCTGAGTCTCGCACTACAGACAAGGCTGAAAAGGTCTTAGGACTGGAAGCAAAGGCTTATTTGAAGGCTGCTATTGATTCTGCCAAGGTTGTCGTTATCAAGACAGAGAAGATGAACTCGTCTGAAAAGTATGGTCGTATTTTGGGATGGGTTTACCTTGACGGAGACACCGTTTCTCTTAATGACAAGATGATTAATGATGGTCACGCCTGGGGCTATATGGGAGAGACAAAGGTTAAGGACTTTGATGCACTTGCTAAGGCTAGAAAGAAATCTGGAAAGTGATTAACATCCTTTATTTTACTGCAGAATGGTGCAACCCTTGTCAAAGGACTAAGCCAATAGCAGAAGAACTTCATTCTGAAGGAGTCATTAATTTTCAATTTATTGATGCTGACTCCGAAGTCGATATGGTAAAGAGGTTTGCAATAAAGTCTGTGCCAACATACATACTGATTGAAGATGGCAAAGAGGTCAAGCGTATGAACGGTGCAAAAACACGAGAACAGTTTTTGGAGTTTATCAGTGAGTGATCCAGATGAAATCATAAACGAACTATTACTAAAAGGTGGGCTAGAGTTTGCTGGGGTAGATCCAGAGACTGGAGAGCCTATGTATAGGCCAACCAGCATATTAAAAAACATTGATCCATCACTAAGTAAAGATATGTCTTCTTATTTTTCAGCAACAACTATGAGTTTATGGCAAAAAGGATTTATTGATATGGATGTTACTATTGAAGACCCTATAGTCAAACTGGCTGAAAAATCATTTGATATAGATGCAGTCAACTCACTAGCAAAAGATGAAAGAGTTGTTATTAAAGAGATAATTAGAGTTCTTTCAGAAAAAAAGTGATACAATGAATGCTAGGAGCGTTTATGAATAACTGGTATGGTGCTGCTGGGCTAACTGTAACTATCTTATTAGTTTTGGCTACCTATGTTTTTGCATCACGAGACAAAGGCAGTTCTAACATAGTCAGCCAGTCCATGCTTCTTTACAGGTTTAACAGCGGTAAAAAGTATTCAAGAAAAATAATAAACAAAACACAGTCAAAAAAGCATTATGACAAAACCAATGTAAAGGTTATTATCTTGGATAACCAAGCATACTGGATCAAAGATAATATTTTTTACAGAGCACCAATAAATGGTCAGTCAATTGATAAAGAGTCTGCAGAAGAAGTTGACACGATACACATGGATAAGGTACAATTAGATAAGATGCTGTTTATAATGGACAAACTAAGAGAAGGGATTAACGATGATAGTAGGGGTTCAGGGGACAAGTAGTTTTGACAACTATAATATATTCCTCAGATCAATGGCCGTTGCCCTTTCTGAACTAGAAGAACAAGACAAAGACTTTATTATTTATTCTGCAGGACCAAATAACATAAACATGATGGCTATGGAGTTTGCAAACTTATCTGAAAGAGGAATGAAGTCAAGAAAAAAGAACATTAAGTTCTTTAAGGTTACTTCTGAATGGTTAGAAGAAAATATAAAAGATATAAATCATTTTGCTTTTCTTTCTAATCCAAAAGAGCCTGTTTCAAAGATTGTTCATTTATCAAAACTAAATAATATAAATACAAACGTATATAACTTTTAAGGTGTATACATCATCTGTGCAAAGCACACAACAGAACGGGAACAACATGAAAACAATTAATTCTTTAAGTGTTATGGAATCAATCGTAACCAACAACAAGCAACTGTCTTGGGATGGTTGGACAGTAGTCGAAACATTTCCATCAGAAAAGGCATACTTTTCAAAGTTTGGAATATACAAAAACAATAAGTGGCAAATGAAAAAAGAGTTTGTTCCTTCTAGTCAAGGGTGGGAAATTCCAGATAAGTATGTGAAGTAAATGAACAAGTATAAATGGAAAGATAATGCCATATGTTTAGATTATGACACAAACTTATTTTTTGATAAGTATGAAGAGGATGAACTACTTAGACCAGCAATAGATGCACTTTGCTCTGGATGCTCTGTTAGAAAAGAATGTTTTTCTGTTGGAATATCTGGCAAAGAATGGGGAGTTTGGGGTGGAGTATACTTAGAAAATGGAGAAGTCTCTAAGGAGTTTTCTAGCCACAAGAGTAAAACTGACTGGGGTAAAACCTGGCAATCGTTAACTATGGAGTGATATGTATACAGATGAAATGAAAAGAGCCTTCAGATCTTTACACTGTCCAAAAGGTTTCTCTTTGCAGATTGTAGATAATGATAACTTCTTAACTGTAAAGGCAAAAGAAAAAGACTTTATGTCTTTGGATACAGTTGAAAAGAAAAAAGAAGCAATAGAGTATATGATTCGTGTAAAGAAAGCCCTTGAGGATAATGGTGCAATTGTGCTATTAGTTAGAGAAGGTGGGGTAGAGTTGTGATTGAGTCAATCTTGGTTGGAACATTTGTATTTTTAACGCTACTATTCTTGTCATTGTATGTTGTGCAGGTAAAAAAAAATAGAGCAATACTTGCAAACACTCTACAACTTTTAGTTATGCAACAATCTTTAAACGAGGAAAGTAAAACAGACAAAGAAAAATCAAATGAGGACTTTTTAAAATTTGTTTCAGACTCAAGAGATTGGGCATATCAATACATAGATGATGTCCAGTCATCACTAAATAAATTTATTAGTGATATTGAGCCTGAGATAGCCTACTTTGACGAGTACGGGGTTGTAGGATCAGCATTTCCACACTACCACTCAATGAAGAAAATTTCTGGGGCCTACAAAGAACTAAAGAAACTGCTACCAGAAGACTATGATAGAATAGAGTAATGATCGTCCTGAAAAGCATAAAGAACCTTAACCTTTTTATATGTGAAGAGGAATTATGTCAGGATGAGAGTACACATGTTTGGGCAAGTTCTGAAAGCAGAATAGTCGACTTGTGTGATTTACATTATAGTCAAGCAATAAAATCCTAGGAGGAAAAAATGAACGAACAAATTAAAGCAGCACTAGCGTCATACGGACGATCAGTACTTGGAGCAGCAACAGCAATGTATGCCTCTGGTGTGACAGATCCACAGACACTAGCATACTCACTACTTGGTGCACTTGTGCCAGTTGTATTGAGAGCAGCAAACCCTTCAGACACCGCATTTGGAAAGATGCCATCGGTAGATGAGGTAGATAAGGCAGTTAGATCTGCCAAGGTAGTCAAGAAGACTGCTAAGAAGGCAGCAGCAAAGAAGTAATAAATTAGATTAACAGGTCTGTTTATTTGACAGGCCTGTTTTTCTATGTTATAATATTATTACCTGCCCAAATGGGGGGAATTAAATTATTCGCTTGAAAGGGGAATAACATGGTAACAAAATACGCTATGGATCTATTCAATGATCCTTTTTTTATTGGCTTCAACAGAGAGTTGAGTCGCCTAAATACAGCACATAAAACAAACTCACAGTCATACCCTCCGTATGATCTTATCAAACTGGATGAAGATACATACAAGATTTCACTGGCTGTCGCTGGGTTTTCAAAGAATGATATTGACGTTTCAGTAGATAACGGAACATTGATTATCAAGGGTGAGATTGTTGAAGTTACAGATGCAGAGGTAGTTCATAAGGGAATCGCAGGAAGAAAGTTCGTAAGATCTTTTGCACTGGGAGAGTATATGGAAGTAACATCTGCAGAACTTAAGGACGGTATGCTGCATGTTAATGTGGTTCGTATTGTTCCTGAAGAAAAAAAGCCTAAATCTATTAAAATTAAGTAGTATAATAGATAACATTCCGATATAAGACTTTAAAAGGTTTTACAACGGATGCTCCTATGAGTGGAGAGTTAGCAGGAGTCGAATCTTCGTGGCTAATAGACCTGAGCAGTCGTCTATAAACTGCTCATTATTCATCTTAAGTTCATCGCTAGTTTACAGCATTTGATCGCTAATGTAGTCATTCTAAAGTATACTTATTAGTATGAAGATTAAACTCATCATAGCAACACTAATCTCTAGTGTCTTGTTTATACCTACCGCACAAGCAGCAGATCTAACTGGCTCAGGCTCGTCATTTGCTTCTAATTTTATAGAGAAGTGCAGAGTGGCATATGCTTCATCTGGCAATAACATTTCTTATACCCCAAACGGATCAAGTTCTGGAAAGAATCAACTTGCTCTAGGTTTGACTGATTTTGCTATTAGTGATGTTCCATATGGATCATCAGAAGTAAAACCAAAAACTGATTTTGTCTATGTACCAATTGTTGCTGGTCCTATTGCTATTAGTTATAAATTAGATGGCTATAAAGGTCAAATAAAACTAACCAAAGAAAATCTAGCAAAGATTTTTGCTGGTCAAATTAAAATGTGGAATGATCCACTTCTAAAGAAGAACAACCCAAGTAAACTTCCAGCAAAGAAAATAACTGTTATTTATAGAGCAGATGGATCTGGAACTTCTGAGGTTTTTACAACTTACCTTAATACAGTTGCAAAAAATATATGGAATAAGCCTGCAAACAAATCTTTTTCTACTGCATTCCCAGGTAACATTAATGAAAAAATAGGATCGTTTGTTTCTGCATCTGGATCTCAAGGAGTAGCAATGCTACAATCAAAGACAGATGGGTCTATTGCTTACAATGAAGTTTC